GTTTAATCTAATCATCATAAAATTTGACCTCCCGCTCAACGCTCACCTACCAAAATAAAACGCCAAGCGGAAGGGTTGCAACAACGTGTTGCTAAATTATTTTCGAATTTTTCCTATGTTCGTTCCGAACCCTGCGTTCTTCCAAGCTTTTCTCCTTATGGCAGGTCTTGCAGACCGCCTGTAATCCATCGGCCTCGCAATAGAGGCGTTGTAACAGTTGGTTCCAATCGTATTCCAGCCACACCTTATTATCAAATCCATCCAGAGGAACCACTGGTTCGATGTGGTCAGCCTGCATTTGATTCTGTGGAAACAATTCACCGCATTCTGAGCAGCGGTGCAGGCGGCACTTGCGACCTGTCTTGGGGTTGACGCCATCCTCAACGAAGCTATCCCGGATGGCTCGATACTTAACGGGCCACATAGCCCGGCGAAGAGCTGACATGATAAACGATCGCATCCTAGCTGTGGTCCATTCTCCTCCATTGTACGGTTTTTCAACTGGCATACAGGTCGTTGATGGTGTTGTAGTAGTGATTGGTGGCTAAAGCCTTCTTTAGGTGCTTTAGCTGTGCCTTTTCAGTCCAACGCTTCACACCTGTCTGGCATGTCTCGGTGTCGATGATTACGGAATATATGGGAAGATTATAATCAGCACCGATCTGCCGCTTGATAATGTCAGCACCAATGGCGAGCTGCATAGCGTCCTTGGGATAGGTCTTTGATTTGGGATCCGCTCCCCGGCACTCCCTCGTCTTGAAATCAAATACGCATACCTGTCCATCCATTTCGGCAATGAGGTCCATCGTTCCTGCCAACATCAAGTCGGCATCAAATATCATACGCTCTGCGGCTGTTGGAACCACCTGGTTCTCGTCCATCCATTTCAAAAATGGTCGATAGTACGATGCATATTGGCTGTTGTAGTCAGCACCATCCATGAGGTACAGGACAGCTTGTTCAATCTCGGCATGGATGCGTGTACCAAATACGCTGCTCTCCACCAAGGATCCATCCAGATCAGTTCGCATCCCCCAAGACTGCCGCTCGACAACATCGAACGACAGCCCCGGATTGGAGCGGGTGATATGATAGATTTTTTCCATCCGCCAGCGATCCAAGAATGGGTTGGGTGCTATCCCAAGCTTGGTGGTGATAGACACCGCCAAGTCGCCTTTTGCTTTACGCATTTTGGCGAGCGTATCGACCGACTGCAACAGTCGGATCTTTCCATTCTTGTATCGGCGGTAGATGTGCATCAGAAGGGAGTTTCTTCGTCGCCAGTATCGGCGGCAGGAGATTCCCCTGAAGGATTGGCAGCTATCCGTTCTGCCACCGTGTAGATGGAACGAGCTAGACGCTCCAGCTTGGCATCAAACTCCTGCTCGGAATAATCCCCTCCCTTGAGAAGATTACAAGCATTGTTGATGGACATCCCCACCCTCATCCCGATCTCGCGATCGGCGTTCGCTACAATGGATCGATTGGCAGCAGGAGTGGCTGAAGGGATGACACCCTCGGCTTTATCGAATCCGCCCTTGGGCAGACCTTTTTTGGTCCTATTTCCGCTATCCTTAAAGATAACGGGGACCCCCTCTTTCCACCAAGGATCCTCGCTGGCTCCGTTGGCCATTACTGTGGTGCCGTCAGACAAGTTGACGACGAAAGGGAAATAGGTGTTTCCCTGACTGCTTTCCCAGGGGTCGCCCAGTCTTTTTCTGCTAGTTATTGTGATCATGATATTTAAAACGGGAGATCCACTCCCAAGTTAGGTTTAGGTTCTAGTGAAAAGGTTCGACGCTTAGTGTCAAACCATAAATCGCGGTAGATAGTGACGCCATTTGCACGCTGTTTGGGGACGTACATTCGCCCATCTGGCATCTCATCTGAGACATCCTCTCCGGCCTCTACGGCCTTTTCCTTGGCCTTATTCCGCCATATCATGACGGCTGCATGGGCTGCCGCACCAATGCCTTGGCCACCCAGCACATCCTCCAGCTCCGGCACTTGTCCAGACCCAGCTTTCTTGGCGTCAGCATGGCAGACCAAAAGAACAGTGACATCATTGTCGATGGCAAACTTAGCCGCATCCTTGGCGATGCGTTCTTGTCCACTCCAATCATCCTTGGCCGCAATGTGCATGAGTGCATCTATGACAAACAAATCCACACCGTATCTACGATGTGCATACAGGAAGTCTTGGTGCAAACTCTCCCAGCTATTTGTTCCACCCTCTACACCTTCGATAAACCACAATCGATCCTGAAACTGCGTAAGGTCAGATTGGATACTTTCCTCCTTTGGCATATGACCATTATGCATCCATAACATATTGAATAGCATAGACTTACTGGGTATCTCAAAGGAAGCAATGCAAGACCGTCGATCATTATTTAACATCTCATGCATGCAGCTCTGGTAAAGCCACTGACTTTTGCCGTGTCCTGGATATCCACCTACAATGGTAAGCTCTCCTTTCCGGAACCTGTATTTAAGTTCTGGAAACAAGAATGGGTTATGTTCGTTCTCCTGCTGGTATCGACCAATCTCTTCAGCAAGTTCTGCTGCCATCCCATCGACAGGTTTGAGTGTCTTGGGATCATATGATTCGGCGTTCTCATAGAGAGGACCAAAGCCATCCCCAGCGAGTAACAAATCATTGAGATCATTGTGTGGAGACGGGACACGGAGCCGCTTGCATCGAGTGATACCCAATCGCTTGGCGACATCATTGGCTGCTTTCTCTCCGGCTTCATCGTTGTCAAAGCAGAGGTAGATGGTTTCGAATCGTTCAAGAGCTTCGTAATCATTCTCGATCCAGCCCATGTTTGAACACCCGCTTGGGACAGACAGAACAGGCATGTCGGCTCCCATGTCACCGAGGGACATGGCATCTATCTCCCCTTCACAGATGGTGATCTGGTCGGCGGTATCATCAACGGTGGGCCATCCCCAGAGCGTAGCGTACGAGGCAGTGGACCAGATGTCCTTCCTCCCCTTCTCACATTTATTCACACCCACACTCTTCAGCATCACATAGTCGCCATCGGGCGACACGAATTTGAATGCATAGAAATCTTGGTTGTAGCTGCTATTGCGGCTATGGCTCCTCACCCCGTATTTGCGAAGCGTGGTGGTGGATAGACCACGGGTCTTGGTTAGATAATCCATCGCCCAAGATCCGGTAAGAGGCTTGATCTGCACCTTGGGTTCCTCCGGCTTGGGTGCAGCGGCCACGGTTTGGACATCCGTGATCCCCAACAACGCCTTTATTTCAGCCTGTGTTTCGTGGTAGTTACCCACCTGCCGCATGACCAACTTAAGGATGTTGGTAGACTCCCCGGTCGATTTATCCTTGGCGAGGTAGACACCACCTCTTCCGGGATACACCCCAGTAGATTGGCCTTCGCTTCCATCCAAATCTCCCATGGCGTAGCTAGAGCCACGCCTTTTGGCGTTCGGGAAATAGGTCTTCATCACAACATCAATATGCTGTGACAAGGCTTTGTTTAGATCATCGGGTGTCATAATATTTCCCCCTCATCCGACACTCGGCGGGGATATTGATCTAACCCCATGCCTTTTACCCAATCCCGGAGGCTTTCTAAATGTTCCGGCAATATTTTAGTTTCCTGCTCTTGGTCCTCCCTCAGCATTGCAGGTTTCCGGGCGAGTCTATCCTTCCGATCCTTTTCTCTAGCAGCTACCGCATCGAAGTGGTGGGTGCGAATGTACCCAGCATCAGCCAAGGCATCCCATCCACCCGATATGAATAGGTCGCAGTGTTCCCAGTTGGGATGTAGCATACATCCTGACTCGATGTAGCTCTCCAATATCAGCGAGCGGCCACTACGACCCCTCACTTCTAGCTTCCAGTCCTCGGGACTGTCGGCTGTTTTATTTAGTCGCACCACCTGACCGCACAGAAGGCGATCGGAGTGGTGGAAGGTTAGGTAGGTTCCGATATCCATATTTATTTTTCTAATTTGGATTTAAGAGCGTGGTAGCTCTCTTGGTATCGCCGATCGGTAATCATGCGATCGGAGTGGTTCTGAACATAATAACTGATGGACGATTTGTGCCTTTTGAGGAAACTTGAAACGTCTTTCTGTGATATACACATTTCTAAATGAAGTATGCTGGCAATCAGTCCTCTGACAGAGGCCAATGGCTCGGAGCGACAATGATTCGTTAGATCATCGTACCTCACACCAAAAACATCCCTCGCGGCGAACACCATTTCTTCCATTTGTTCTGTCCTTAACTCATGCATTTTATAAATCATTGCCAATAATATTTGTCTATGTCTTCCGACGGCACCAACCCAGGTCGGCGGTCATCGGTGATGTTTGAGATCAACTCTGCATGGGTGCAAAGCACTTGCAAGGGTGTATTTGCGGTTTCTATCAGTGATCCCTGATTCCGGCGGGATCGAATGGGGAACGTGATCTTCCTCAAAAACTCCTCACGCTCCTTGATCGGATCAAAAAACCAACCATTTTTTAGTTTTCCCGGTAGGGGAATGCCATGTATCCTATGCATCCCAGCCCTCCTCCAATCCCTTTTGGGTGGTTTCCTTAACGTGAGCAATGAGATCTTCCTCATTCTCGGTCATGGACTCGAGACATGCCTTTCGTAGATCAACCAGTATTGGACTAACCAACTTCACAGTGGAAGCCATGGCACTCTCAGACATTCCCTCCACTTCTATGTGGTTGATAGATTCCTCAACCATTCCGATTCCCACCATGACGGCGTTGCGGATGTAGAGGTCGGACAATCGGTTATCTACAAACTCACTCATTTAAAACTCCCTCCTAATGCGTTGAACAATTGGTCCACCTGCTCCGGAGTTGGCTCATTTTCGAGCCGTTCCAGCTCCTCCATATAGAGGCGTTCCATCTTCGACGCCGCGTCCATCTCGGGAACGAAGTGTTGATAGGATGGAGGGTTAATAAAAAAGCCTACGCCGAGGGCGGGCTGAACGGCGGAGCCGAAAGCGTCAGACACCTCTGACGCTAAACCATTATCATTATCTTTGTTAGTCATACTAGTTATTATTATTATTATAGGTATATGTTATCTATGTTATATGTGACAGTATAGTGTCATTAGCCTGATACTATAGTGTCAGTCGCGTACTTCTTGGATAGCCGCATTTTGCGGGTATGATTGCGTCCCATCCTTTGGATGACACCTCGCTTTACAAGCCTGGATATCAGCATCTGGACGTAATGTTCGGAGACTCCGATGTCCTCGGCGATACGCAAATTGGAAGCGAAACAGCCATCCGGCCACCCGCCGATATATCCGGCGAGCAGTGCCTCGGCTGGTCCAAGGGTCCCTTTTAAGAGAACACTTGGAATCCAAACGCCTCGCATTCGATTCGGTCCTCCTGTTCCTTAATCCAATCTGAATCGAGGGTGTCAAAGTGAACCTCGAACATCTCCTTCTTCGACTGGGTATGTTTGGTGACTTGCCAGACTCTTTCAATCTCGACGTAGTCCATCCCGTTGCTATAGAAGTCCTTGATATACTCAAACTCCCACTTGCGTCCTAAACCATCTGTATATTTGTTAGTCATCCCCACCACACTAAGCACACTCCCCCA